TGTATATCTATTAATGAAAGTTATTGGATGGATGAATTAGAAAAAGCCGTTAAGATCGCAAAGGAATTGGAAAGACGCAAAGTTACGAATATTATGGCGGAGTATGTGCCGTATGAGTATCAAAAGAAGTTTCATAATACATTAGCAGCACAAAGATTGTTAATGGCTGGTAATCGTGTCGGCAAGTCCTTTTGTGGGGCTATGGAAATGGCATACCATGTGACGGGCAAATACCCAACGTGGTGGGCTGGTAAACGATTTAACCGACCTATAAGAGCATGGGCAGGGGGTGTTTCAAACGAAACGACTAGGGATGTTTGCCAAAAAGAACTTGTCGGCCAACCAGATGATCCATCAGCTAAAGGTACAGGTACAGTACCTTTAAAATATATCGGTGATACTGTAAGGAAGGCGGGTGTACCAAATGCGATTAACTCATTAGTCGTTAAGCACGTTACAGGTGGATATTCACGAATAGGATTTAAAGCATATGAAATGGGTAAAGAGAAATGGATGGGAGAATCCGTAGATGTTATTTGGCTGGATGAAGAACCACCCACAGGAATTTATACACAGGCATTAACAAGAACAGCAGATAAAGGTGGGATCGTCTATATGACGTTTACACCCGAACAAGGAATGACACAAACAGTAGCACAATTTGTAAATGATTTAAAAGATGGACAGGCATTGCTACAAGCTACGTGGGATGATGCACCCCATATGACAAAAGAAATTAGAGAACAAGTCTTACAAGCACTACCACCCCACGAAAGAAAGATGAGAGAAAAAGGAATACCTCAATTAGGATCGGGATTGGTATTTCCGATTGTAGAAGAAGAAATATTAACTGATCCTATAGATATACCAAGTCATTGGCCTAGACTATGTGGAATAGATTTTGGCTGGGATCACCCTACAGCTTGTGTATGGGTTGCTTGGGATAGAGATGTAGATACAGTTTATGTTTATGATAGTTATTCTATACGTCAAGAAACAGTACCTGTTCATTCATCAGCGATTAAAGCTAGGGGTAAATGGATTCCAGTTATTTGGCCGCAAGATGGTAGACAGGCCGATAAAGGATCGGGTAAGAATTTGACCGAGCAGTATAAGAAGGAAGGCGTTAATATGTGTCCTGAATGGTTTACTAATCCACCTCAAAAGGGTTTAAGAGAAGGTACAGGCGGTAATTCAGTAGAAGCGGGTATAATGGAAATGCTGGTAAGGATGCAGACAAAACGATTGAAAATCTTTAAAAATCAAAGTAAACTGCTGGAGGAGTTAAGGATGCACCATAGGAAAGATGGCAAGATCGTACCTATGAATGATGACTTAATTTCTGCGTTAAGATATTGTATAATGTCTTTACGAAAAGCAAGATTAAAAATTTATGAACCATTACAACAATTAACTGATTCTGAATTTAATGTTTTTGCTAGATAATAATATGAAAGGAAAATATGGGAGGATTTTTTAGAAGGGTTATTAGGGTATTTGCAAACCCAGTATCACAACCACCTGCACAAGTTGTCACTACACAACCAGCAGCGACAACTACTATTGCTGGTACTAAAACATCAGGTAAAGTAAGAGGAGCAGGTTCTGGTATTACTGGAACTATTATGACGGATGCTACAGGTCTTGAAGAAGAAGCAAATGTTTCTAAAACTGAACTAGGCGGTACGACTAAAAAGAAAAAGAAATACGTATAGTGATTGAAGTAGTCACGGATGAGAAGTGGAAAAAGCCCATTGGTGACTATGTTAAGAAACACGCCCATATTCATCATGAAGTTAATGATTGGTATTCTTATTTAGGTTTTGTTGAAGATAATGAATTATTAGGAGGTTTTTTATTTTCTGATTGGGATGGTTATAATATTTGGATTCATTTAGCATTAAAGACACCACGATGCTGTACGAGAAGAAATGTTCAGTATGTTTTTAATTACTGCTTTAATCAGATAAAATGTGGTAGAATAACAGCTATGTGTATCAATGGGTACAAAAGGAACGAAAGATTGTTAAAAGGTACAGGATTTGTTAAAGAAGGTATAATAAGAAAAGCAATGAAAGTTAATGGAAAATTTATAGATGGAGCATTATACGGAATGTTAAGAGAGGAATGTAAATGGGTTTAAAATCACCAATGATGTACGAAATGCCACCGCCACCAGCAGTTGATCCAAGTGTGGCAGCCAAAGAAGCAGAATCAGAAGCAAAATTAGCAGCAGAAAAAAAGAAAGCTATTAGCAATAGAATGAAAGGTAGAGGTGGAACAATTATGACAGATGGACAAGGAGTTACCGAAGACGCTAATACTACGGCAACTTCTTTAATAAGTTATTAATTATGGGAGGTAGAGATATAGCAAGAGTACCAAATCCTAAAAAACTAAAAACTAGGAAACCAAAACAGAATAAGAATTTAAGAAATGCTCAATATGAACCACCAATTTTAGTAGCAAGGAAAGAACAGGATGAAGCAAGAACAGCAAGGAGTTTATTAACATCACGATAATGGCAACTTTTGATTATATAAAAAAACGATTAGATAAGTTAGAAGCTGATCGAGGTACGTGGGAATCTCATTGGCAGGAAATTTTAGATTACGTAATGCCACGAAAAGCAGAAATTACTTTCTTGCGTTCACGTGGAGAAAAAAGAACAGAAGTTTTATTTGATTCAACAGCAATCACAGCTAATAATCTTTTAGCGGCAAGTCTACAAGGAACATTAACATCACCTTCATTACCTTGGTTCTCATTAAAGTTAAGAGATGATGATGCTAATAAAATTAGAGATATACAAATCTGGTTAGAAGATACAGCACGTAGAATGTATGCTGTATTCAATGAATCTAATTTTAATACAGAAGTTCACGAAATGTATTTGGATTTATGTTCAGTTGGTACATCAGCAATATTTGTTGAAGAAGCAAATGAAGGATTTTTACAAGGTGGTTTACATTTTAATACTTTACATATAGCAGAATATTTTATTCAAGAAAATTCTACAGGTAGAGTAGATACACTTTATAGAAAATATAAAATGACTGCACGACAGGCAGTACAAGAATTTGGTGAAGATAACGTAGGAACAAAAATTAAAGAAGCTGTTAAAGCAAAACCCGATACTCAATTCAATTTTATTCACGCTGTCGAACCTACATCAGATTATGAAAGATCAGTAGGGATGAAAGCTAAAACTAAATTACCATTTCATTCTTGCCACGTTTGTTTTGAAGATAAAATGGTTGTTCGTACAGGTGGGTATAATGAATTTCCATATTTAGTTCCAAGATGGTCTAAAGCAACAGGTGAAATTTTTGGAAGATCACCAAGTTACAATGCATTACCCGATATTAAAACTTTAAATAAAGCTGTAGAGATTGGATTAAAAGCGTGGGCAAAAGCTATTGATCCACCATTATTAGTTACGGATGATGGAGTAATAGGTAGAGTTAGAATGACACCTGGCGGAATTACAGTTGTTAGAAGTGATACAGCAATCAAGCCATTACAAATTGGATCGAATTGGCAAATAACAGATTTAAAAGAAAATCAATTAAGAACAGCAATTAGACAAGCATATTATTCAGATCAATTACAATTACAAGAAGGCCCACAAATGACGGCAACAGAAGTTCAAGTTAGATATGAATTAATGCAAAGACTTCTAGGCCCAACATTGGGGAGATTTCAAACTGAATTTTTAAATCCATTAATTGAAAGAGTATTTGGAATTATGTTACGTTCAGATGCTTTAACACCTAGACCTTCTGAAATGGAAGGTATGAATATGGATATAGAATATGTTGGGCCTTTAGCACGTTCTCAAAGAATGGAAGAAGCAATAGCAGTTGAAAGATTATATCAATTAGCAATGCAAGTAGTTCAAGTTGATCCTACTGTGATGGATGTTATAGATCACGAACAAGCAATTAGAATGAGAGCAACATTACTTGGAGTTCCTAAAACAGTTTTACGTGGTGAAGATGAAGTAGCAGAAATAAGAGAACAAAGAGCAGCAGCACAACAACAAGCACAAGAACAAGCTATGGCACAGCAACAAGCTGATACGGCATTATCACAAGGTAAAGCTATGACAGAAATGTCTAAACCCGAAACTAAAGAAGGTATGGAAGAAGCAGTAGCACAAGCCGAACAACAAGGTCTAGTATAATGAAATCATTAACGGAAATGCAACAAGCGTTTGTTGAAAATTTTTCACAAACAGGAAATGCAAAACAATCTGCAATCAAAGCAGGTTATTCAGAAGCTACAGCAGAACAACAAGGGCATAATCTTAAAAAACAATTAAGTAATGAAATAGATGAAGCTACTAAAAAATTAATGAGTAGTCACGTACCTTTAGCTGTAGATAAATTAAAAGATTTAATTTCAAATCCTAAAATATCAGCTTCGGTTCAACTGGGTGCAGTTAATAGTTTATTAGATCGTTCTGGTTATCAAACAATAACTAAAATTGAAGATGTAACAGGAAGAAAAACGGATGGTGAACTTCGTGAAGAATTAAGACATTTATTAAATACAATCGCAGTTGTTAAACCACCCTTTGATCCTAGCGATACTAATGGTTCGGGGTCTATTCAATAATGGCTGCCCCAGATTTTGAAAAGCAAATTAAAAGTTTAAAAAGAGATTACGGAATTACTTTTGGCTCTAAAGAGGGCGAAAGAGTAATAGCTGATTTAAAGTCAGCTTATTATAAACGGAGTTCTTTTTCAAAGGATTCCAACGAAATGGCTTATCGAGAAGGACAAAGATCGGTAATCATTCGTATTATCAATCTACTAGAGGAGAAAATAAATGGCTGACGAACAAACGACCACAGTACAAGACAACCCAGTACAGGAAACATCCATACTTGGGTCTGGTGCTAGTGAAAATCAAGACTGGAGATCATCTTTAAATGATGAATTGAAAAACAATCCAACAATTCAAAATATTAAAGATTTAGAATCTGCGGCTAATACACTAGTTCACCAGCAAAAAATGATAGGGAGTAGAATACCTATACCAAAAACAGATGAAGAAAGGGCTGAATTATATACAAAGTTAGGAAGGCCTGAAACTTCTGAAAAGTATAGTTTTACTATTCCAGAAACACATTCTAAATATTTTAATGAAGAACAAGTTAAACAATTTAGGAATGTTGCCCATCAAATTGGGTTGAACAACGATCAAGCTAAAGCATTAATAGATTTTCAAGTCAAATCTGTTGATTTTGAAAGTCAAAGACGTGATTCAGAAATGACTTTAGGAAAGAAAAGCACAGAAGAAGCATTGCATAAAGAATGGGGTTATGACTATGATAATAAGGTTAGATCAGCAAGACGAGCAATGTCTGTATATGCAGATAACGAATTGATGGAACTTTTAGATACCGAAGCAGGTAATCATCCATCTGTTGTTAAATTATTTGCACGTTTAGGTGAGGATATAACGGAAGATATGGCTAAAAACACACAAAATAATAAATTAGCTGTTTCACCAATAGATGCTAAAGCTGATATTGCAAAAATTTATTCAGATGCAAAACATCCTTATCATAATGCTGGGCATCCAGAACATAGAAATGCTGTAGAACAAGTAAGGCAATTACACGAAAAAGTTTATGGTAATTAAATAAATTATCTGTTATAATTGTTGTATCAAAATTCGCCCTTCATAGGAGAACGAATAGGTAGCCATAATCGGCTTTAAACATTCGATTGATCGTATCGTTTTACGATAAGGTTTCCCGAAAGGACAAAAGCCGATTTAATGGAATATGTTGAATCAGCATTGTGCTATTCGACCCCTATTCTTCAACTTTGTAAAACTATGGAGATAATATGTCTGTACAAATAACAACGGCTTTCGTTGAACAGTACAAAGCAAATGTATTACACCTAGCTCAACAAAAAGGTTCTCGATTAAGAGATGCTGTTAGAACTGAAACAGTTACTGGCAAATCACATTTCTTTGAAAGAATCGGCTCAACTTCAGCACAGAAACGTACTTCACGTCATGCAGATACACCTAGAATGGATACACCCCACTCTAGAAGAAAAGTATCTATGGATGACTATGACTGGGCGGATTTAATAGATAACGAAGATAAAGTTAGACTATTAATTTCCCCAACGTCTGAATATGCACTTGCTGGTGCGTGGGCAATGGGTAGAGCTATGGATGATGCAATTATCGCTGCAGCTACTGGAACGGCTTACTATGGTGTTTCTGGCGGATCGTCACAAATATTACCAGCAGGTCAAAAAGTAGCACATGGTTCTGCGGGTTTAACAGTTGCAAAACTGTTAAATGCAAAAGAATTATTAGATGCAGCAGATGTTGATCCCGAAGAACCAAGATTCTTGGTTTGTGCGGCTGGTCAACTTGCAGATTTGTTGGCGATAACTCAAATTACGTCAGCAGATTATAATTCTGTTAAAGCGTTAGTTAGTGGTCAAATAGATACCTTTTTAGGGTTTAAATTTATTAGATCGCAAAGATTAGGCACAGATAGTACACCATCTCGACAATGTTTAGCGTTTACAAAATCAGCAATAGGTCTTGCTCTTGGAGCAGATATAAGTACAAAAGTATCTGAAAGAGCAGATAAGAACTATGCAACACAGGTATTTCTATCTATGACAATCGGTGCAACTCGTATCGAAGAAGAAAAGATGGTAGAGATAGCTGCTAACGAATAAGGAGTATAAAAAATGGCAACAGTAAAAAGTGTTGAAATAACAAAACTTGACGCTACGCCTAGAACTACTCTAGAGGCGGCTAGTGCAGGAGGAAAACTGCGTGTTTGGATGGATACGATTGCTGTGGATACAGGTGATCTTGATGATGATGATATTATCATTTTAGGTCAAGTACCATCAAACGCAAAAATAGTTAGTTTAATGATATATAATGACGATTTAAATAGTGGGTCAGGTACTCACAATGTCGGCTTATATAATGGCCCACAGGCCTATACGATAAGTGGCACGACTACAGATGCTGCTGCTGTAATTGATGAAAACTGTTACGTTACTGATTCTACTGCTTTTAGAGCAGCAGTAACAGAACCAGTTGAATTACTTGCAGAAACTCGTGACATTGATGAAATAGCTAACTTTGTCTGGGAAGATGGAGGACTTTCAGAAGACCCGAAAGTTCCTTTACGTATCGCTGTTACTATGTCGGCAACAGGAACTGCCATCGCTGGTGACATTACGATTGTCGTAAAGTATACTATCGACTAATCTAAATACGAAAAAGAAATAAAGGGCGATACATATTGAATTATGGTCGCCCTTTTGATATTATAAGGAATTATGGCAACAGAAGTTTCCATCTGCTCAAATGCTTTACGTAGATTGGGCGATGACCCGATTACAGCACTTACAGATGATACAGAAAGAGCAAGACTTTGTAATTCTTTCTACGAACCTTCACGTGATCTAGTTTTAAGATCACATCCTTGGAATTTTGCTATAACAAGAGCAACTTTAGCACAACTTTCAGATACACCCGCATACGAATACGCATATCAATACGCATTACCAACTGATCCTTATTGTTTAAGGGTTTTAGAAATGCAATATAAAGATTATATTTTTAAAATCGAACATTATGCTTCACAAGGTAGGGTTCTACTTACCAATGAAAGCACAGCTAAAATTCTTTACATAGCAAAGGTTACAGATACAGCACAATTCGATTCTATGTTCGTAGATGTTTTGACTGCTAAATTAGCTGTAGACCTTGCATATCCTGTAACCAATAGTGTCAAATTACAAGACCAGATGCAGAAACTCTTTCAACAAAAACTTTCCGAAGCAAGAAGTGTTGATGGCC